GATTTCACTTTCCTTTCGAGTTACTTTCAGGTGCGTATCAGTTTTCCGAACGGGAATCCTCCGGTGGGTGAGAAATACACCTTCCGCATTTCGGGGTCCGGATTCCTCGCGATATATGATTACGAATACAAGGGAACTGGGATTCTCATTTTGAATATCCCTTTGGGGACGACACATCCGGACCTTCCACCGGGAACCCATACCTATTACTTGACCTGTTCCGTGTATGGGGTCTCCTCGTCGGGCGAGGCCGGAGTCCAACTCGACTCCCTATCCAAAAACGTGACATTCGACATTCCCGACAGCGGGATTATCATTTAACCATAAATACAAAACATTATGATTGAGTTAGTAAAAATCAGCGAAAACATCAGCCGTTCGTTCAACGGAAAAGAGACTGTGGAAACCCTGCAAGCGGTCAATTACCGAATTGTGGAAAACGGTGTGGAAAAAGGCCATGTCACTGTCGGGCAAGGCAGTTTTAACATGAATGTCTATTCCATGACCTCCACGGTCGAGGAAACGAAAGCTCTGGTGGAAAAAATGTTCAATGCATTATCCGATGGCAGCGATGAGTGACAAAAAGTACGAAGAGAAATACTCGTGGGAGGATATTAAGTTTACCATTGGCTTTGATGACAAGAACGGGAGCCCGATCGATGCCGAGACGAAGAAGTTTAAGTTCATCTACAAGGACGAGGCCGGTTGTTGTTGCGAAGTGAGCTACGACGGGAAGACACGTAAGAACTGTGTGTTCCGTGACGGCGTGCTGTACGGCATATTCAATTCCGGAACTTTCCGCTATGGCTTGCTCACGGTCGAGAGGCATTACTGGATAGAAGATGCCGATTTCGATGACGGCAAATGGGACTATGGCGATGTTTACAAAACCAATATAATCATCAAGTGATATGGCAGATAGTGATTGCATAATCGTTCATGAGCAGGTGGTAGTGCCTGATGCCGTTGTGGTGGAGGAAATGGTTGCCTTGCCCGGTGAAAAAGGAGACAAGGGAGACCCTTTTACCTACGACGATTTTACGCCGGAGCAAATCGCCGATCTTCAACGTCCTGCGACAGAGGCGGCGAAAGTTGCCAATGAGGCAGCTGAAAAGGCAAACAAGGCGGTCACGGATATAAAGGTTCTCGGTGTCACGTTGACGGCAGAAGAAGCAAAACGGGAATCTGCTGAAAGCGGCCGTACCTCGGCAGAGAGTGAGAGAGCCGAAGCGGAAGCTCTAAGAGAGTCGAGTTTCTCCCAAATGCAGACAACGCTCGAAGGACTTATTTCCGATACAAACACAGCCACATCGAACGCCAACACAGCGGCAGGAAATGCGGAGAATGCCGCAACAGAAGCTAACAACTCGGCAACTCTCGCTAATGAGGCGGCCGATAAAGCGAACCAAGCTGCGGAGAGCATAGACGATAAAATCTCCGGGAAACAAGACAGATTGATTAGTGGAGAAAACGTCGAAATAAAAGACAACATTATTTCTGCGCAGGGGATAAACGGGAAATTATTCGAAGATACGAGTAAAACCTACCAGCTGTATTATTTTAAAAACGGTTTGTTTTTTTATTGCAACAAGGATAGCAGGCTTGCCTGTTGGAATGAACAGACAGGAGAAGATACTGTTTATGATGAAATCACGTTAAATATACATTCATTTCTCTATAATAGAAACTCTTGCTTCGTTTATAAAGACGGTAAAATCATTGTACCTAACAGTAGTGCCATCACTTGCTGGGATTTAGATACACGAACTAAGATATGGACTTTATCAGAACCGTACTATAATTGCAACTTCGTCGAATATAAGGACTTCGTATATTTTTACAAAAATGATGGCGTTCTACGACTGATAGATTTTGAGACCGGTCTCACTGAAAAAGAATTCGATCTGAAAGAATTGTCCGGAGCCTCCATTTCAGATATTCAGAATTTCGGACAATGCGAATACAACGGATTCAATTATTTCCTGTCGTACAGTAATTTGTTTAAAATCGACAGTTCCAACGGCGATATTTCATTTGTCGGGAAAATAGAAGGTTCAGGATATAACATTATCGTCTATTTCAAAAGTGCGGCTTATGTTATCAGCCATCAAAAGATTTGTACGATAGAGATGTCAAACATAGAGAACGGAACTCTTGCCAAGAAAAACGAAGCGGGATATGCCATGAATACTTATGTCAATGTTTCCCCAAGCGATTCATTGATTGGCAATGCGATTTATGGTTATAGTTATAAACTCACTTTCAACAGCTTGTATTATAATATTTATGTATATGCAGATATAAATATGGACGAATATGTCGGGAGAGTGATAAAGGGAGATTCCGGGTATATACAAATTCCTAACCCTAATTTGGGAAATGGAAAACTTCTGTATCCGAGGTATAAAAAATTCAATTGATATGATACAAGTTAAAATATACGACGAAAGAGTCACTAATATTTATTATGGCGAAACCCTGATAGAAGGATCCATACGAATAGAATCTATCCCATCTCCCGAAGAGATACCCGGAAAAATACCCGTGATGTATTACCGGAACGGGGCGATAGTCTATGAGTACGAGGAAGCACCGGAAGCGACGGATAACGGCACGGAAACATCTCCCGTACCAATGGACTACGGAGAAACGGTAAATGGATTGATCCGTCGGAAATATACCTTGTCGGAGGAGTTGGCGATACTTCGGCAAAGAGATACGAAAGCAGAGGAGTTCAAGGCTTATAACGCCTATGCGGAATCCTGCAAAGAGGAAGCCAGATTGTTAATCGAAAAACAGAAACATTGATATGGGAGGGATAAACGAGGCTACGGAGGTAGCCAGAGGGATAAGCGAACAGGGGTTCTTGGTGATGACCGCAGCATTCTTCTTGGTGTTGTCGGCCATGATGATGGTGGCCTGCTTCAAGTGGTTCAAATCGATTATCACCAAGAGTATGGAGGATTATGGAGAATCCCTGAAAGAGCTTATTGAAAAGACGAACGACCAGAATAATATGTTGTCCGACATATCGGAAGGTCTTAGACCGGAAACGCAGCTTCGGATAAAGAACATGACGAGTGAATTTTTCAACCTTTCCGCCAGACGGGTTTTGGAAATTATCGAACAAGTTAGGAAGGAAAACCATATATCCGACAGGAATAGGACGCATGAAAAAATTATCGGAAATCTCACGAATCAGTACGAGGACAGGAACAGCCGTTTCGACTACTTTACCTATCGGGGTAAACGTCTTTCATGTTATACCAATCCTGAATGGATAGACTGGGTGGCAGAGGTTGTCGAGAACGAGATATATGCCCATACGGTGAACGATGACAGGGCTAAAACCAATGTATTTTCTGTCTATGACCGTATCAAGCTCGATTTTTATCACCGATTAAATAACGAATAATATGAAGGAAATTTTGGAAAGAATCAAAGGGTTGTTATTGTCTATTCCCCACGACAAGCTGCTGCATTTTATCGCAGGAGGTGTCATCGCCTCTTTCTTCGCCATCGTGATAGGTGCGACGGCGGAATATTGTGTGCTGTTCTCTGCCATAGCGGGCTGTATCAAGGAGGCTGTCGACGAGTGGAGGAAGCCGGGGGCTTGGTCGTATGCCGACCTGCTGGCTACCATACTGGGCGGGCTGGTGATTCAAATCGAGGTTTGGATTGCCTGACGAAAAAAAAGAAGAAAGACATGAATAAGAATGTACAGGATTTTGTCATCGAGACGATCCAATCGATTGCCTCGAAAATACCGGGAATAAGTATCAGGTATGCCTACGACATACAGACCAACTTCCATATCGTGGAGGTCTCTCCTGAAAGCATAAGAAGAGGCAATGAAGAGTACATGGAAATGGAATATATCTTGTGTAATGAATTTTATGAAAAATTTCCAGAAGAGGATTTGCTCGTATCTGAGCCGGACAGAATTAACAACATGGAAAACTTAATCTTCGAGATATGAAATACTTCACGATGAAAGAACTCACAAAGAGTTCGACGGCAGATAAACTGGGTATAGACAATACCCCGACGACCGAAGCGTCTGTTGCGCTGTCGAACCTTGTCACCCATGTTTTAGACCCCTTGCGGGAGATGTACGGGAAGGCGATAACCGTCAATTCGGGCTATCGTTGTCCCAAACTCAATGCCGCTGTGGGTGGTGCGAAAAACAGCCAGCACATGAGGGGTAATGCGGCGGATATAACGGCAGGGAACAAGGAGGAGAACAAGAAACTGTTCGAGTTGATTCGGGATAACCTTCCCTTCGACCAGCTTTTGAACGAGAGCAATTACAGCTGGGTGCACGTGTCTTATGTGTCGTCATCGAAGAATCGGAAACAAATACTGAGCCTATGAGACATATCGTATTCCTATTGTTGTTTTTGGCCGGCTTGGCTGCGACGAGTTGTACCAGACATGTGTATGTTCCGGTGGAGACGACAAAGAGCGACACGGTGTATCTGAACCGGGTGCAGCTCGATTCCATATACATGCGGGACAGTGTTTTCATCGAGAAATCGGGAGACACGATACGGGAGTTCCAATACAAGTACATATACAGGTTCAAGGACAGAACCGATACGCTGTATATATCCAAGACGGACAGCATACAAGTACCCTGCCCCGTCGAGGTAGTAAAGTACAAGACTCCCCGATGGTGCTGGTGGGCTCTCGGTGGCATTGTCTTGCTGCTTGTCCCTTACATCGTGAAATGGATAACAAAATTGAAAGGACTGGGTTTCTTGATATAATTTGATTTACGACTCCTTCCGGGGCTTCGGAGTATAAAGAGGAAAGCCTCAATCTCTTGCTGCTCTTCCAAAACTAACAAGAGACAACATCACTGGGAATGTTACGAGGCTTTCACAGCCTTTAAACAGGAACGTGATGTTTTTTATTGTGTCAACAATCTATAATTTAACAAATATTTAAAAAGGCAAGAGATATGAAAACCAATGAAATCTTTGAACACGTTTTGCAAATCGTTTGCGAGGAATGTGAGCTGTGTTACGGCGAATTGATCAATGGTGCGAACAAAAATGCGGTCGACGCACGTTGCCTGCTCATCTGTGCGTTGGTATCGCTCGGCTTCTCCGAGGAGAACACCGCCGCTTATCTTTCCATGACCCGACAGGGAGTGAACAAATTGAAAAACAGCCTGAAACAGCGGTGTTCGGGAAGTTTTATTCTGACAACGACAAATCAACGGGTCAGCAACAGGATAGCCACCGAAATCCGAGGATAGCAACGGCAATAGCCATACGTTTGTATGCGGCCGATATTGGCCGTAACCATCAATTATATCTATATGGAAAGAACGTATGTTTTCAATCAAGAGCCCAATGGTGGCGGAAGCAAGTTCGACATCATGGCTTTATTGCCCAACCTGATGGGCGGTAAAGGGGTCGATCCCGGACTCTTGGCCCTTCTCAATCAGGGAAGGAACAATCAGGACGCTTGGGGCGGAGGCATGTGGTGGATTTGGATTATCCTGCTGTGGTTCTGCTGGGGCGGTAACGGATTCGGAGGTTTTGGCAACCGGGGCGGGCTTCCTGCCGAGTTGAACGGCGATGTAGGACGTGAATACCTGATGTCGGCCATTCAAGGGAACGGTAATGCCATCAACCAACTCGCTTCGTCCTTGAACTGCTCTACCCAACAGTTACAATCCGCCTTGTGCAACATTCAGGGCTTGATTCAGGGTGTCGGCAACCAAGTGGGCATGTCCGCACAACAGATCATCAACAGCATTCAATCGGGTAATTGTACGCTGGCTACCCAAATCGCAGATTGCTGCTGCAAGACGCAAAACGCAATCGAGAGACAAGGATATGAAACTCGTATCGCCACCTCGGAACAAACCCACTCCCTCGTGGACAGCGGCAATGAGAACACTCGTGCCATTTTGGCGAAGCTGGATTCTATCCAAACTCAGGCTTTACAGGACAAGATCACCGCTTTGACGGCAGAGAAGGCTACTTTGGCGGCTGAAATCTCCCAACGGAACCAGAATGCGACCATTCTCAACGCGGTAGGGCAACAGATTGCTCCCCTCGCTGCCGGTTTGCAGGCTCTCCAAAGCGATGTGGACGGCATCAAGTGTAAATTGCCCAATACCGTTCCCGTGGTATATCCGAACATTCAGGCTGTAAACACGGACTTGTACCGGGCTGCCGCTTATGGTGCTTATGCGGGCGATGTCGCATACGGGCGCAGCGGTTACGGATGCGGTTGCAACAACTACTGGGGTTAATTCCAGTAAGAAAGGAGGTATATATGTGGCCTAACTTTTTTACAGGGTTTCCCTTTCCGTTCCCGACGCTGGGCAGAGTGAATTACAACACTCTTCCTACGGTGGCGGTGACGGTCGGCACGGAGAACGTGACTTTGGAACTTCCAAACCATGCGTTCCGTAACAGGGACTATGTGGGAGGATTCTATATCAATCTCCGTCAGGCGATACCCGCCGGAACGACCGCAACGCTTCCCATTCTCATCGGGACGAATGGGGACACGAGACCTCTGCTGGCTTACAACAACGAGCCGGTGACGGTAGAGAATATCGCCGGTACGGGGATCTATGAAATCCATTACAACAAGTACACCAACGAAGTGTACCTTGTCAACGGTGGGTACAGACCTACTACGGCGACGGCGGCAACCAACGTCGCTGCCAAAAGCAAATAATTAACACGGGGCTGCCTTTTATCGGGCAGTCCCATTAAATCAAAAAAACTATGTTTCAGAATCTTCGAGCAAACAACCAGTTATTTATCCTTCATAAGGACGAAAATCCCTTAGTGGATATAGGCTCCGTCGTCAGCGTTTCAGCTGCGAAGCCCAAGTACCCCATGCCGACACCTATCGGGCAGATACCCCAGATGGAAATGGTGGTGGACGTGGTGGTCTGCGTGAACGGGCAGAACACGACGTTCCAGAACTTGCCGGCAGGTGCGGACATCGCTGACTTCGGGCAAAACGGCAACATCGTCATATCTTGTTCCAGAGAGGCCATGAACTCGGAAGTGTCGGCTATCCGGCAAAAGAGCTTGGACGAACTGAACCGGCGTAATTACCACGAGAACGTGATTGCCGGGTGCGACAAGATATTGACAGTTTTGAATCCCGAATTTGCGGAGAAGCAAAGGCAGGAGCAGGAGATTGCCACCCTCAAAGGGCAGATGTCCGAAATGAGCAGAAGCATGGCCGACCTAATGGCCATGAACAAAAAACTGATGGAACAGCTCGGTGTTGCTGAAACTAAAAACAAAAAGTAATATGGGAATGTGGTCAATATTAGAAGAAGGCCGTGGATATGAAGGATTCAATGAACGCGGCGGTAGAGAGCTCGAAATGGCCTACAAGGAAGGTTGCGAGCACGGCTACAAGAAAGGCTATGAAGCTGCCATGCGGGAAATGCAGGGCGGCGATATGGGCTTCCGTGGCAATAATGGCGGCAGTTACGGCGGCGGGAATTATGGCGGAGGTTCTTCCAGTGGAATGAACAACCGTTATACTCCCGGTTATCCTCCTTCGTACTATGACGAAATGGGGGAACGCAGACGCAGACGGGCCAACGGCGAGTTCTATTAATCGGGAGGGGAGAAATCCCCTCTCTTTTCAAAAACATAAAAAAGCAGTGTTATGAACCAACGATTAGACATTTATGATATTTTCCCCTCCGGCATGACGGAGTACCTTTCCCGATACGGCTGGCACTTCTCCAAGAACATGTGCGAGTGGGCGGTTTCCAGAATGAAGGCCGAAAACAAGGCCACCGGAAAGAAGGAGGAGATAAAAGCCCTTTCGAAAGAAGATGTAGAGGTCATCTTGACACAGGCGGGCGTGAAGTTGGAAAAGGCCAAAGGGTACGACCATGTATTTGTCGCCAATATGGGTAAGGCCGACTATTTGAAATCATCGATTCCCGACGATACCCATTTGGCTCTTTTTGTAAAGGACTATATCGACGACCCTGACGGTTACGACGGGTTGCCCTTTACACGTTTCTATGCTGACTGTATAGGTTCGGGTACTCCGATCATGTGGGAAGATATGTTATAAAACATGATTGTTCAGGATTTCTACATAGCGAAATACGACTGGCACGTAAGGGTTTTTTACGCCGTTACCACCTACTGGACAAACACCATACTCCGGGAGCTGGAACGGATCGGTTGTACGGGGAGTAATCTGGAAAATGCTTTCAGAAGTTTGTCGTCCGGTAACTTGAATACAGGACTTACCTATTCCAATTTCGAGCATCGACGGACGGTGATGGTAATTGCCATGACGACGAGCCCCGAACAGTTCCAAAACTCTTGGGACCATGAAAAGGGGCATTTGTGCAGGCATATATCCCGGACGTTCGGCATTGACCCTTACGGGGAGGAAGAACAGTACCTTCGGGGATATATCGGGCAGAAGATGTTCCCCGTGGCGAAGAAGTTCCTATGTGAGTGTTGCAGAAAGAAATTAATTCGGGAAATACATGGAGATAGCTAAAATCATACAAGCCATCTGTTCCGGCAAGTCGAGGAAGGAGGTTTATAACCTGCTTTCGCCGGAAGAGAAGGATACCTTGAATCGGTTTGCCGATAACGGTCTCTTGAACAGGAGAATGAGGCGAAAATTTCAAAGGAATATTCGGAAATGCAAATGATGAACAGGGAAATGCCGGGGTAAGAAGCTCCGGCATTCGTGTTTAATTCTATGTCAATCATTTTTGCGGAAAATTTTCCACATCATTCGTTTTGTTAAATATTGATAAATCATAAAACATTTATACTTCAATATTTTGTATATACAATAAAATGAAGTATCTTTACCATGTAATCAAAAACAAACAGTAACCAATTAAAAAAACGATATGAAAACTCAAATTAAGGACTTAATCAGTGGCCGTAAAGATGTGATAATCGACGAAACGAATGCCAAGTATGACAATGCCAATAAATCTACCTCTCATAACGGGTTTGCAGGAACAAACAAAGAAGAACGCACAGAAATAGCACGGCGTGTGATAGAAGAAAATCCTGACGGGCTGAATATTGAGATTAAAGGTGTTTTATTGTCGTTAAATCGTATATCTTCTGAATCTGGCAAAACAGTCTGGTTTGAAAGCGAAATTACGGAGGACGAATACAAGCGAATATTGGGTTACGATTATCCGTCTACCCAATCACAATGGTCGGCAACATTTCTAGTAAACAACGATATGACGGTTGAAATTCAATTAGCAAAAAGGAAAAATGACAATAGCACATGGAAGTATAACCGTAATTTCAATATCGGAGAAGAATTTGTAACCATTCTATAAAATTATGAAGAGAGAGTTTCCACTATTCATTGTAGACCATAACCGGGCGCACAAGTTCGGAGAAGTCGACTTCATATACTGCTCGGACATAGACAATGGATTCATCGCCAAAGTCGAGTATATAGACGGTATTGTCGAGGAAGTCGGAGAGGATTACCGCATAGAGCCCGGATTGTCAGGATCTAATATTTCCGCAAAGATAAGCATTAAGCGTATTACAGGTAAAAATCCTGATAAGACTAAAATACGGGGCCTTTTAAAACAGGCTATGAAGTATTATACATCGCTATCGACATTCTCGGCAGACATCGGCAATATTACGGTTCGGCAAATGGTGTTGTTCATTGATACGCTGATTTTAGACGGTCGTAAGAATGCAATTACAGCCGGTAGTGATTATAATTATAGGAATACGGTATTAACATCTATCGCATTTTTAGAAGCGATAAAGAAGGAATTAATAGGAGTATGACAATAGAAGATTTATCGAAACAAGTGCGTAAGATTCGCGAAGAAAAGGGACTGTCCCAATATAATATCTGGAAACAGGGTATGAACTTTGGAACAGTCATTGCCATTGAAAGTGGGAAGAATGTCAACTTGAACAACTTCCTTAAATACTGTGAGATTGTAGGAATTGATGTAACTTTGGAAGAGAAAAAACAAACAGATAATACATTCAACAAATATAAAAACAAGCGTAATATGAATAATTCAAATCAACAAATTTGCATTGGAAAAACGACCGATAGTTTCGAAGTGCTAAAAAAGTTATGCGAAGAAAAGGCTAAATCTTTATTGTTAACAATGGATTTTTCTTCTGAACCGACAAAATCTGTATCTTTTTGGACTTCAGATTTTCCTGAACTTATTTGTATTGGTATTTTTTTTAAAGAAAAAGAAGGTAACATACATTATGATTTAGATTTCTCACAAAGCACATTATAGCATTTGTAAGCTGATTGTATATAATAGGCTGTCCCAGATTCTATTTTGAGGCAGCCTATATTTTATTCTCCTTTAATTAACTTGATGTATTGTAAATTAGAGATGTCATATTTGTCTGGATTGTTTACATAATCAATAACAAGATTTATCACACATGAAGCTTGCTGTTTTCTTACTTTTGTATAATATCGTATTACACCTCTTGATGTATCAGAATGTCCCAAACAATAATCGATAATAGAATCTGGAACGCCTAATTCAGATGCCATTTGAGCAAATGTTTTCCTCGCTGAATAATAAACAACCTTTTCCTTTATCCCCAACTCCTCGCACATTTTTTGTATGCACTTTGACAAATAGCTCCTAAAATTATTATATGACAGTTTGTATCCGAAATCTAATTTCCCGGTTTTATTATTTATCCATCTTTTTATGATTGGTTTTGCGCATTCTGGAATATCAAAACTAGTAACAACTTGTTCATCTGTCATATTCTTTGCTTTTTGTCTTATATATGAAATTATATTCATATTTCGGAAATCTATATCTAATAAGTCTATAAGGTTTATCCCGCCCAAATAGAATGATAGGCAAAATAAATCACGAGCCATAACTAATTTTTTACTTGTTGGGTTCGATAATCTAATCATATTTATAGTTTCGACACTAACACATATATCTCTTACCCTTGATGCCGATATTTTAATAGAATTAAATGGATGCTCTTGTATTATAACATTATGCTCTTTAATAGCACGATTGATTATTGTTTTTATATTTCTTAATTCTATAGAAATCGAAGCTTTCGACAATGATTTTTTTCTCAAAAACTTATCATAATTACTGATAATATCCTTATTTATATCTGTGATAAGAAGATCTCCATTTGTAAATTCTGTAAATTTACGTAAACTCCTATCCATGATACCAGCATATCCTTTTTGGTTATTTTCTAACAAAGTTTTAATATACAGTTTACATATTTCAGCAAAAGTAGGAATCTCATCACTGGACGAATTTTCTAACATATTCTTCAGTTGAGCACTTGTATATAGACCTATGTTTCTTATATTATCTAGTTTTTCCTGATATAAATTAAGAAGATTTCTCAGCTTTGTATTAATGATAGCCGCATCATTTCGTTTAACAACTTGACCATTTTTAAATTGAGATTCAGAATCTATTACGAAACGGGTAACAATGTAGCTTGTCACTTGCTTATGACATATTGCGATTCTAATTTTATGAGAACCGTTTTTTAACTTCTTTGCAGGAATAATTGTTAATTTGATAGTAGCCAT